AAAGATGATGTTACTTGCATCTTTTTTAAACTAACAGCATCACGAACTTTATCCATCAAAATATCACTGACCGCATTTTTAAATATCGATGCGTCTCCATTCATCGCAGATTTTACTGCGTCTTGTGTTGTATAATCACTCATGTCGTAATCTCCTAGTAACTATTTATTAGTAACTATTTATAAAATATTTTAATTGAAGTTATCTTCACCTTCAGGAGAAGGTTCGTCTGCAATTTGTTGATCGATTTCTTCAATTTCTTCTTCAGTTTGCATAAGAATATTTTTACGCACCCACTCTTTTGAATAGTAATTTCCAACATATTCATCAAGTTCACGTAATGTGTTTAACCTTTCACGCATAATTTCTGCGTTTTTGAGTTCTGTAAAATGGTTATCTTCAATAAAGTCATAGTAAATCTGACCCTTGATGTCGTTCCATTCTTGCTTAGTAATAATACCCTTTAGAAGCAGTTGCTTTTCAAGAATGATATGAAACAACTCAGAAAAACGAAAACGCAAACGAGAAATAAATTTAGAGAATTTAAGTTCGTCACGAGTGATCTCTGATGAACGACCCAAGTTGAATGATGAATCCGACTCTAATCTAGAAGTAGGAACATTTAGAGACTGATAAAGTTTTTGTCGGAAATAAATAACATCTTCAATTTCACCGAGATTTTGTCCTCCCGGAAGTGTACTGATTTCAGTTGCTTTACCATCTCCACGACGAGGTAACCAATAGTCCTCAAGCATTGTGAGGAATTTACGATCATCTTTTACTTCACCAGTGCTTGAATCATAGACTAACTTGTTTTTATGCTTGACCATCATGTCACGCAGATACTGTTCAGCCTTTGCTTTTGGCAAGTTACCCACATCAATGTAGAAGATTCGACGCTCTGGTGCTCGTGCCAAACGGTAAATCACTGTTGCGTCTTCAAGCATTCGTAATTGATTAAGAGGTTTGATTGCTTTATGGATGTAAGATAATACCATCTTATTGTTCTGATCCATAAGACCAGAGTGACAATATGCAATCGCATCTGGTGCTACTTTAACACCTTGGTGTCCTGGAGAAATCCCTTTAGAAGAATAAATATAATATTCATCATACTTTTTCTGAAATATTTCTTGACTAACTCGATTTTGATTATCTCGTTTTTCAACACGAACTTTTTTAATTTTTCGAGGATCAATGTAACGAATTTCTTGAATGCCCAATCGAGGTTTTTTTGAATCAATCATTAAATGATAATATAAACGACCATCAATATACCAATTACGAAAAATATCATATGCACGATTATGGAAACTGAGCATACTTAAAATTTCATCGAACTCGACTCGGATCGAATCTTTAATCGTATCGTCCATTTCTTGGATATTATCAAGCACAATTGATACTGGTGAATCTAGGTCAGTACCAACAATACTTTCATTAATAATATCATCAATTGCTCTTTCGCATTCTGGTTGCTGAGCCATCTCTCGGTATCGAGTAATAAGGTGTGCTTCATTTTTTGCAGTACTATTAACATCTACAGTAGTGCCATAAACTCCACCTTCAGCAACTGCAAGAGTTCCATCATCATTTGGTGGAGGAGCGAAAGATGTTACATTAGGTTTGGTTTCTTGGTCTTTTTTACCAATTTGAAACCCAAAGAGTTCGATTGCCATGTGGTATTTTTTCCTCAATAATAAACAGGGACGACTGTACTATACTATTTAGTCGTCCCTTTAATCACTTTTATTAGTTAAATTCCACCAGCGTTACCAGTTACGCCACCAGAAACTTGCCAGTAGTCATATACAAAGGTAACACCAAACTCTTCGATAGCATCACCTTGATCCCATGCCAACTCAATTGCTGCAACCACTGTTGGGAAGATACCTACAAAATCATAGACACGGAGGATTTCACCAGTTTTAGAATACTGAGTAACCTGTGCGTTTGCTTTGTAGAGTGAAGGTGCCGAACCACCCGTATTATTTAAATTCCCTTGCAAAGAGTTGATCGAGTTAGACCATTGTTCCATTGCATTACGAATTAAAAAGTCTTCGTCGTTGATGATCGTCGGTGACCATTCAGCAAAGGTACGAGTACCTGCGAGTTTGATTTGACGACCAAAGTATGGTACATCAATCGCACTCAAAGTTGCTTCTGGAATCTGTGCTGATTTGCACATAAAAGGTACTTGCGCGTCTGCGACACCATTAATCGGATTCGTAATTTGCACTTGGAACAGGGAGGGACGAGCCCCTCCTTGTGCTAATGCTCCTGAGAATTCGTTTACATTAAACGCCATTATTGTTCTCCTGTTTTATCTCTATTTATCCCGCGCGACCAACGATTTCTGAGAACTCTACTCCAGTTCTCACCGCTACAAAGTTTAGTTGGATAAAGTTGATAGAACGAGCAGGTTTAATATAAATATCACCCACGAATTCATTGCGGTCAATAACTTCTCCGGTATTGTTTGTTCCGTCTACTACAACAGTAAAGTCGGTAATACCACGACGACCTTGTACATCTCGTAAGAACGGTTCTACCAAATTCTTAAACTGAGCACGAGTGAATTCGTCGTTAAATTCAAACAGTGTAAAGTTCGCTGCAGTCGCAATTGCCTTTTCCAACACAATGAACAGTCGACGCACATTAATTCTATCAAACGCAGAAGGTAGTGACAATAATGTTTTGTCTCCAAACAATACAGTACCTTGACCTGGGAATGTTACTACAGGGTTGATACCCTTTTTGTAGAGTTGATCGCGATCTGCTTTAGATGGGTTATATGCCAACTTAATCGCATTCTTAACATTTCCACGATTGAACCCTGCAGGTGAGAACCAAGGATCACGAGTCAAATCGGTTTGAACCATGAGACCTGCTGTATCAGCGTTCAGTGGCACATAACGATATATATCGTTGTACTTATCGTACTGATACTTCCAACCAGAGTCCATAACTGCGTATGAAGATGATGGTAGAGTGTCACGGAATGCAATAATGTCATCACGTTCTTTTCCATCATATGCATTGTTCTTAACTACATCTGCGCTTTCTGGTGAAAGAACCACGACACAATCTTTACGAACTTCTGCGATATTACTAATTAGGTGCGTTGCAACAGTCTGATTTGCATCTGAACCTAAAAGGAAAGATATATCCACATCAGCAGTATTGTTGAAAAGATTGTAACCTGTGATTTTTTCAGATTCACCTAAAGATGTACCATCCGCACCATTTGTCATTGACACTGTAATTGGTGCATCCCAAGTAGTTTGATTAGCACCAGATCCCCCACCAAAAGTTGTAGTAGCTGCGGTTGAAGTTGCTGCTCCGACAAGGTTCGGATTTGTGTATCCTGCCCAGACCCATGCGGATTGTTGGTTAATAACTGTTTGGTAGTAATTACCTGCACCTTGTTCTGTCTTCGCATCAGATGCTAAAGAAACATTTTCATACGTTTCAAGAATTGACTTACGAACACCAGTGATGAGACCATCTTCGTCCTCAACAACAACATGAATAGCATCACCAGTAGATCCTGCTGTGTTTGCATATGATGTTGTAGTTGGTGCTTGATCAAAGTTATTGAAGTATTCCCAACGACGAACCAGTGTTGTTGCTGAATTATCAACTGCGGATGCCGGTGCTGAACCGACTTTAAGAGTTGATGTTCCACCGTCAGTAAATGCTTTGTAGTTACTATCTAATGTAATCTGTGTTGCACTATCAATCGAATTGACTTTTCCTAAAAACACATTGTTACTTGATAGTAAATTATCTCCAACAATAAGTTTGCTAGTCGCGTCTGAATTATCTCCGTCTAAGTTACCAGAGTATCCAATTGCTACAACTTTTGAACCTGCGGTAAATGTAAATTGAACATTCGCAGTTGTTTCAAAAGAGTAAGAGTTGTCTGAACACACCCCAATAGTTTGTTGCCATGCGTTAGCAGAAGGACACACTGAAACTTTCAAACTGTTTCCTAATGCACCTGGATATTTTGCAACCCAATCTCCGTCAGCCGCAACTGCAGTATAATCGTTATCATAATCATCTTGATTTTTAACAACACGATCTGCTTTTGAACTTGCTGTTGCATTATATGCATCTGAGGATATACCACGCACAACATGAAGTTGATTACCGTATGCAAGAAAATTCGCACCGGTAAAAAATGATGTTGCTGTGGTTGAGTCTGGTTTGTGAAAAATGTTCACAAGTCGATCTTCACTGTCTACCAGTACTCTCTGCAGAGCTGGCCCCCATTGAAATTGTCCTACCATACCACCCTCTGTGGTGCTTACTGCAGGGACAACGGTAGTAAGGTCGATTTCACTTACATTAACGCCCGGTGATACTTGGAAAGGCATTTTATTTCTCCTTCTCATTAAAGAGTCATTTTTATATTTCTTCCAATATTTATAAAAAACAGTTGTTTAGAACGTTTCAAAGTTTGATGTATCAGGATCGTAAAATCCTT